GAGCGCGGCACCTTCCTCTATGAGGAGGGCACCGAGCGGATGCTGCGCCACAAGCCGGACCTGCTGCTGAGCGACGAGGAAGCGACCGATGACAACATCGTCGCGGCTTATTCGATCGCGACCTACATGGACGGCACCATGTCCTACGAGGTCATGTCGCGCGCCGAGATCAACAAGGTGCGTCAGGTGAGCAAGACCGGCGCGATCGGTATGATCGATCGCCGCACCAAGAAGCCGATCGAGCCCAAAGGGCCGTGGGTAGACTGGTTCGGCGAGATGGCGAAGAAGACTGTCATGCGCCGGCACGCGAAGACGTTGCCGATGTCTGGCGATATCCTCGATGTCGAGGGCCGCGAGGATGATGACGCCTTGCTGGCGTCGTCCACCGGCCAGGTTCTCGCGATTGAGCCGGACGCGCCGACCGCGCTGCCGACCGCCGACGAGCTTGCGGAGGAGGAGCAGGGCGAAGACACCCCGCACGATCCCGAGACCGGCGAAATCGTGGAGACGATCACCGCCGACAATCCCACCGCCGCCGAGGGGCGCAGCGACGCGCAGCACGGCGACCAGCACGACGGTGCCGTCGAGCAGGAGCAGCCCGCCGAGAAGAAGCCGGCGACGAAAAAGGCCGAGACGAAGCCCGCAGAGCCGGAACCCGAAGCGGAGCAGCAGCAGGAGCAGGAGCCTGCACAAGAGGCCGCCCCTGAGGCGTCCGGTGCATCGGAAGAGGGCGATATCGTCGACCAGCTTGTCTCGCGCTTCGATGCCGCGACGACGGTGATTGATCTCAAGGGCGTCCACGCCAACTGGATGACGTGGATGCCGCAGCTCAGCGACTTCGACAACGACCGCTGCGACGCCGCCCACGAGGCAGCGAAAGAGCGGCTCGGGGTCAAGTGATGTTCGGCTGGTTCAGACGCCAGCGGCCCAACCCCCCGCAGCCGCTCAGTCTGGATCAGCTCGTGGCGAGGGGGCGCGAACGCAATGCCGATTTTGCCCGTCGGCGCGCCACCGCCCTCTCGCCCGAACGCGTCCGGCACATCCGTGCCGTGATCGACGAAGGATTTATTCGGCCGCGCGCCGAGACGGAGAAGTAAGATGACGACCGACCTTTACGCCGTCCCGATCCAGCAGATGGTCGACAACTTCCGCCACGTTCTGGAAGGCTCGATGTCGCAGTTCGAGGATCCGCGCGACGCTGTGACCGCCGCCGCAACCGCGGGCATCATCTTCGCCGGGCTGCAGGCCGGGACGCTCTTCGCGCTGGGCGATTGGCCCGACACGCCGGAGCAGCGCGCCAAGCTGATGCAGATGGTCGAGGTGAACCTCGATGTCGGCATCGTCCAGGGCAAGCGGAAGACCGCGAAGCAGCTTATGAAGAAGGGGAGGCGGCAGTGAAGGGCGCCGACCAGTGTCCTAAGTGCGCGAGCCGCGCGACGGTCGACGTCGATGCGCCGAGCCCGAAGGGGTTCTATTCTCGCACGATCCGCGTCTGCAAAAACTGCAAGGCGCTGTGGGAGCCGTTTGACCCGGCGCAGATGATCGATGCGGACGACCGGCTTTCATCGTTCCATGAGCCTTGCAACAACTGCGCATTCCGTCCCGGCTCGCCGGAGCAGGCCGACACCGAGGAATGGAAGAAGACGATCGCTGCGCTCAAGGCTGGCGGGCAGTTCTTTTGCCATAAGGGTGTGCCGATCGACATCCAGAACGCCAACGGGTTCGCCTACCCAGACGACGGAAAGACGCCGCGGAAAATGCGGCTGTGCCGGGGTTATCTCAACATGTGGGGCGCGAACATCGACAAGCTGATGCGAGCCGAAGAGGACGCGTGATGGACTGGCAGCGCATGGCCTCCCAAGCGATCGAGCGGGTTCACGCGAGCCTGCCCGAAGACGCGACTGTCGCCGACCGCAAGCGCGCGCTGCGCGCGGCCGCATCCGAATTCCACGGCGGAACGTCGTGGGGCAAGAAGGTCTGGGCGAAGCACAGCAAACGCTACCTTGCGCGGTTCGGCCCGGTCGTGCCGCAGAAGCCGTTCCAGTTCGGCGACGACATCATCTTTCCCTATCGCGAGGGCCCATCAGCATGACCGAGTTCGTCAAAGAGATTTGCTGCTGGAAGGAATGCAAGGTTGCGTTCGGTATCGAGGCCGAGATGAATGCCCAGCTACGCCGCAACGGCAATTGGTTCTTCTGCCCCAACGGGCATCAGCAGCAATACACGCAGGGCAAGAGCGCTGAGCAGAAGCTGCGCGAGCAGCTGGAGGCCGAGCGCCTGGCACGCCAGCGCGCCGAGCAGAATAGCGCCATGTGGCAGGACGACGCCCGCGAGGCCCGCGAGGAAGCCGAACACCAGCGCCGCCGCGCGAACGGCTACAAGGGCCACGCCACGAAGATCACGAAGCGCGCGAAGGCGGGCATCTGCCCGTGCTGCAACCGGCATTTCGTGCAGCTTGAGCGCCACATGGCGAGCAAGCATCCGGAGTTCACCCCGCTCGAATTGGAAGGCGAGGCAGCATGACCGACCGTCCTGTCCATGGGGGCTACCCCGACGCTAAGCGTCCTGACCGGCGACCGATCATGCTGCAGATCGCCGCGGCCGATGACGAGGCAAAAATTCGTGAGCATCAGTGGCGCACATTCGCCGCGCCTCGCGTCGATTTTGACGGTTTCCTCGAAGCAATCAACTATGCCGCCGCCTGTGCCGGATGGCCTCCGCTTTCGGATTCGGCCCGCAGCCGTCTGTTTCGCCGGGTCGAAGATCCGCTCGCAGTCCATCAAAACTTCGCGCCCGTGATGGACTTGCTGATGCTTGGCGTGTCCGTGCACCATGCGGGTGGAAACTGCCCGGTGCAGATCGACGGCGAGGTCGATGGGAAATATTTCTATTTCCGCGCGCGCGGCCAGCGCTGGCAGTTCGAGGTCGCCGAGAACGAGAGCGAGTGGCTCGCTGACAAGGTGATCTACAGCGCCGAGAAGCCCTATGGCGATGAACCATACAGCGCCGGCTGGATGCCGCTGCATGAAGCCTTCGGCTTGGTCGCAAAGGGGATTGCTGATTTTCGTGAGGCTCAGCATGACTGACGCCCCGCACCAGTGCTTCACCGTGAGCAGCACCGCGTATCTGCGCAATCTCGATCGCGACGACCGGCGGCGGGAGTGTTTCGCGGTCCATTATCAGCGCCCCCCGGAGCGCGTCGACGGCGGCGGAACGAGCATAGGCCTCGTCGCACCGGTCCTGATCGTGTCGTTCTGGATGGAGGATCAGCGCGGCATCGCCGAGAAGGTGGCGCGCATCCTCAACACGCATTGGGATGACGAGGAATGAGCGCGCTGCTGCCCAGCCTGGCGCGCCGCCTCGATCGAGCGCAGGAAACCGGGAGAGGACTTAACCTCTCTGCCGCCGACATCGACGCGCTGGTTGCGTGCGGTGCCTACAGAACACTTTGCGACGCAGCGATTCGCCAGAAAGAAGACCAATGCCGCGCGAGAAACGCCCGAAACCAATCTACGAACGCGGGGGATATAAGCTCTATCCCGCCCGCGCCGGGCGCACCAACCTCGAAATCATCTGGTACGACGCTGCCCGAAAGCGCGAACGAAGCGCTTCAGCGGGCACTAGCAGCGAGCGGGAAGGGCGCTTAGCAGTTGACCGCCTCTATCTCGCCAGCGCTGAGGGGCAGGGCTTTTGCCCGACATGCGGACGTCCTCACGACGCGGCCGCCGGCGGGTTCATCTATGCCAGCGCAGCTATCGCCGACTATCTCACCGCGCGCGAACGCTCGCCGAGCCACGAAGCCCTCAAGGATCGGCTGGGGCACGTCCTGATGTATATCGCGGGGACCAATCCGAATATCAGTGTGACGCAGATCGACGAGGCATGGGTGGCTCGCTTTCGCAAGCACGAGCTCGCGCGCCCGATCGTATCCAAGACCGGCGCAGAGCGCCCGCGCGCCGCCGGCACGGTCGAGAATAGCGTCGTCGCGCTCGCGGCGGCCATCCGCCTGTCTGGCAACGTGCCGCTATTCAAGCCGCTTCGACCAAAAGATGTCAGCACGTCGCCGCTCTTCCGCGCCGATATCAAGATGCTCGCGGCGATGTTCCGCTTCTGCACCGATCCCAAGGCGCCCGCCGGCGAGGAATGGTCCGACAAGATGGTCGAGCGGATTCGGCAGCACCGCTACCCGCTGCTGCAATTCCTGCGCATATCGATCGCGACCTGGTGCCGCCCCGATGCGGCCTATGATTTCAGCACCGACCCGAAGCGCCGCCAATGGCTGCCGGTCGGACCCGCTATTGCTCTGAACCCGCACGGGCGCCGCCAGACGCGCAAGGTTCGGCCGACCGTGCCGGCGCCGAAACAGATCGTGCCGCTAATGGAAGCCACCAAGGGCAAGTTCGTCGGCGTCGCCAACATCAAGCGCGCATGGCTGTCGATGTGCGACGCGCTCGGCCTGCCTGGCGATGGCGAGGCAGGAACCAAGCTCATTCGCCGCAGCGTGTCGACGATCGCGCGCCGTCGAATCGGGGAAGCAAACTGGGTGCAGGGCGAAACGATGCTCGGGCACCGCGCCGCATCGACGAGCGACATCTACGCGCTGCCGGATCCGGCTCATCTCGGCCTCGCGCTGGCCGCGACCGAGGCAATCATCGACGACATCGAGGCGCTGGCTCCCGGCGCTTTTACCGCAGGTTTACCGCGCGCCGTGCCGGCGCTATCGCTTATCAATGGAGGCAAGAATGGCTGAAACGCTGGAAAAATGCTGGTCGGGGAGAGAGGATTCGAACCTCCGGCCCCTGCCTCCCGAAGACAGTGCTGCACTTAAAACGGCACGCAATTCTGCGCTTTTATCGCATTCCGACACCGGAACGGGGCGGGAACATCCCCGATTCGCTGGTCACTTTTACCGCGCCGTTACCGCGCGTCAGATCGGCGCCGCCGCATGAGCCGCGCCCCTTGCTCCTCTTGCATCTGGTGGCTGCTGCAGCCTGAGATCACAACCAAAAGCGGCGAGCGGCTCGGCCAGTGCCGCGACGAAAGCCCGAAAATCTACATCCGCCCCGCCGATGGGCAGGCTCTCACGCGCTGGCCGCTGACGATCGAGAGCGACTATTGCCGGTCCCATGAGGGCGGGGAGGTGGGAGCATGAGCACCACCGAGGGAACCCTCACGCGTTCGTCCAAGAGCCCGCCGATGACCGACGCGGAGATGGCCCAGATGTGGCGCAACGGAGATCCGATGTCGCTGATCGCGGACCGCGCGCGGCGCCGCAACGGGCTGAACAAGGTGCAGGCCCGCGAGATCGTGCTGCGCGAGTGCGGCCTGGTCGAGATGGGGGGTGGGCGGTGAGCGAACTTCCAGCATTGCAGCGAACCGTCGCCGATCTCGTGGCCGAGTATGAAGCAAAGTCCGCCAACATCGCCCAGGCGATTGCGGATTATAACGAAGCCTTCGATCGGCTCGGGATGGCCGCCACTGTCCAGGACACATTTGCGGAGCCCGTGGGCAGTCGCTCATTTTTGAGCGAGCGAGACTTGCAAATGAACCTGCTCAAGTCAGGGTGGAAGGCGGTCTATAATCGGCTGGAAATCGACCGGGTCGCCAGCGCGAAGGACAAGCAGCTTTTCGAGCGCACTATCGCCGACCCACCGCCGCTGACCTTTGACAACGCGCGCGCCACCTTCGCGGACTATTTCGAGCGTCCGCGCTTCCACATCCTGCGCGGCCTCGCCGAGGTCTTCGCCGACCTCGATCCAGCGTACAAATCGCACAGCAAGGTCAAGATCGGCGTCAAGGGCTTGCCGAAGCGCATCATCATGCCGTTCTTCAACACCTATTCGGGACACTCCAAAAACAAGTTCAGCGACATCTGCAACGCGCTTGCCGCTTATCAGGGCAAGCCAGCCTTCGAATATGTCGAAATGCGCGCGATCGAGACCGCGCATCGCCTCGGTGAAGATGCCATTCTAGATGGGCGGACCTATACCGTGCCGCCGCGCTACGAGCACCAGAGGCCAGATGAATTCAAGACTGTCGACCGTGGCATGATCGTGCGCGGCTTTGCGAACGGCAATGCCCACGTCATTTTCGACAAGTGGACCTGCATCGATATCAACCGCGCCCTCGCCGAGTTCTACGGAGACGTGCTGCCCGATGTGACCGACGACGATCCGGCTCCGAGCGTCAGCACGGCGCTCGCGAAGGATCTGCAATTCTATTGGTCTCCTCCAGCGGTTGTTTCGGCCGCGCTGGAATATGCCGATATCTTCCCGCCCGAGCGCTACCGAGCACCAGTTCAATATCGCGTGCTCGAACCGAGCTGCGGAGATGGGCGAATCCTTGACGAGGTTGCCGCTCGTGGATCTTACGGCTTCGGCTTTGAGTGCCACACCGGTCGCGCCGCCCAGGCCCGCGCAAAAGGGCATCGCGTCGTCACGGCCAATTTCCTTGAGCAGGCTCCGGTCGCTGAGTTCGACAAGGTTGTGATGAACCCGCCGTTCTACGGACGACATTATGCCAAGCATGTAAGGCACGCTTACAAGTTCCTGAAGCCGGGAGGCACACTGGTCGCGATCCTGCCCGCGACTGCTCGCTACGATCATGGCGACTTGGAAGGCGATTGGCGCGATCTGCCGGTTGCGAGCTTCGCCGAGGCCGGAACGAATGTTCCCACAGTCCTCTATCGCACGAAGAGGCCGCTCGCATGACCATCCTCGCCCATGGCTCCCCCTGCGACCGCTGCGGCGTGCGCCCCGACATCGCGTGCCGCCACCGGCCGGCCGACGAGACCTATCGCCCGCCAGAACAGACGCCAGAGAAGCCCGACGGGCGCCGCCGCGAGGCGCGCTACATCGCGGGCAACCTCAACGGCACGCGGTCTTTCCGGAATGCGAGGACGGGCAAGCTGACGCGGTTGCGCGGGAGGGGGGATTGACCGCCCACCGCATCATCCACGGCGACTGCACCGTCGCGCTGCGCGACCTCGCGCGCGACAGCTTCCTCGTCGATGCCGTCGTGACCGATCCCCCCTATCACCTCGCCAGCATCGTTGCCCGCCTTGGGAGCCCCGACGCTGCGCCGATCCAATCTGGCGCGACCGGCGCCTATGCCCGCGCATCTGCTGGTTTCATGGGGCAGCAGTGGGACGGCGGCGACATTGCTTTCCGGCCCGACACATGGCGCCGCGTCTATGACGTGATGAAGCCCGGCGCGCACCTCATCGCCTTCAGCGCGACGAAGGGATATCACCGGATGGCCTGCGCGATCGAAGACGCCGGGTTCGAAATACGCGACATGCTCGCGTGGCTCTACGGCACCGGATTTCCGAAATCCCACAACCTAGACGGCGACTGGGAAGGCTGGGGCACGGCGATGAAGCCGGGCATCGAGCCGATCGTCTTTGCGCAAAAGCCGATCAGCGAGGACAGCATCGCTGCGAACGTCGCGCGGTGGGGCGTCGGGGCGATCAATATCGACGGGTGCCGGATCAAAACCGATGAGGTTCTGCGCGCGGGCGCCGGCAAGCTGTGGTCACATTATCGCGATGATCGCCCCGGGCAGGACGTGCTCGACGAGAATCTTGAGGCGGCTGCGAAAAAGGGGCGCTGGCCCGCCAACGTCATGCACGATGGAAGCGAGGAAGTTCTGGACGCTTTCGCGGCCTATGGAGAGCGAGGCGCCCTAGCGCCGGTCACGGTTCGCAACGCGGACAAGTTCCGCAATATCTATAACGGCTCATTCGTCGGCAACGTCGACGAAGCCGGATCTACCTTCCAAGGCGACTCCGGTACCGCCGCCCGCTTCTTCTACTCGTCGAAGGCAACGCAGGGCGAGCGCATCTTCGAGTGCCGGACCTGCGGAGCGCATACCGTCGGCAAGCCGCCGTGCGGTCACGACGATCTGCGCACCCATCCGACCGTGAAGCCCATTTCGCTGATGCAGTGGCTCGTCACGCTCATCTGCCCGCAGGGCGGCCTCGTGCTCGATCCCTTCGCCGGCACCGGCACGACCGCCGCCGCGGCGCGCGCAGCACGGATGCAGTCGCTGTCGATCGAGGCTGACGAAAAACACGTCCGCGATATAGGCGTGCGGCTCGGGCTATCGGTGGATGATCTTCTCGCTGCCAAGGTGGCAGCTGCCGCCGCAAACCACGGCGATCAGCGCGACCTATTCGCCGCTGGCTGAGCGCTTCGCCGCCTGCTCCTCATCCCAAGCCTGAATAAGGGGGTTCGGATCAGCAGTCGTCAGCATGGGCTGGTGCAGCTGCGGCGGCTTCACGCACCCGGTATCATCGCAGATCGTGATGTCGCCGGTCAGGCGATCGATCTGGGCGAGACGATTGTCTCCGATACGGATGGTTTCGAATCGCAGCAGCAGGAGCGCGCCGCATAAGGCGAGGAAGCCGAGGAGCAGCACGAGGCTGCGTGCAGTCAGCGGTCGCATTTGTCGGAGAACTTCTCGATGGCGCGGTCTTTGCTCAACCAGTAATCCTCGACCCAGACCTTGACGTCTTCGTCTGCGGTCAGATTGAAAATTCCCTTCATTCCATAGCTTTCATAGTCGCCGACCAAGGTGTCGCCCCTCGAAGGGTCATTGCCTCCGAACCATTGGAGCAGGGCAAATCCCATGTTCGTGGAGATCACCATCCAGTCTCGGCACTTTGCAACGACAACGCCCTTCGCCGCGTGGGCAGGGGTCGCAGAAAGCGACGCGGCCGCCAAGGCGAACGCTGCTAAGAAACGAAGCCTCATGGTTGCTGCCCCCTCCGAGCCCGGCGCTTCGCTCGCTTTTCAAGGTTTAAGCGGAGCGCCCAGACGAGCAGGGCGACGTTCGCACCGATCCAACCGGCGATAACAAGTGCCTTAATCACGACCGCTTATTAGCGCGGTGCGGCGCCTTTGTCACTCTGGGGCAGCATGGTAGCGTTCCAGACGGTGTTGAACTGGCCGATCACGTCCTTTTCCGCCGCCTTCACAGCGTCGTTGGTCTCCGACCATGTCGCCTCGTCGACCTTACCCATCTCGCGCGCGAAATCATTCTCGCGGCGCGCCTTCCGGATCTCGCGGAGCTGCTTGTTCGCGGCCTTGGTGGCGTCTTCGAGGCTGAGAAGCTGCTCATTCTTGCCGACGAACGCGTCGAATCGGTCCCAGTCCTCGCGCTCGATGTAGCCCTTGGCATATTCGGTGGCCTGCTCAACCTGGTTCACGCGGTCGAAGAAGGCGCTCTTGTCGTACCAGCCCGGTTTCTCGCCATAGACTTTGCGGACCAGCGGGAAGTCGTTCGCCTCGACCTCTTCGCCCGTGGCGAGCTTGCCGACCAGGCCGACGTTGCGATCGAGGAAGCTGCCAGCCGCGCCGAACACGACGCCCGACAGATGCTCGAGCGTCTCGGGAGACACGTCGATCGCGCCCGGCTCGACGTCGCTGCCGCCCGTGGCCTTGGTCAGCCAGTCCGTGATAGCGCGCCAGTGCGGCCCGACGCTCCCGAAATAGCGCTGCGCGTCCGGCTCCGGCGGCTCGAACGGGTTCTGTTCCGGCATGATCGGGCGACCCGAATAATCGCTGTTCTGCTCAAGGTCGACGATCGGGTCGATGATTGTCGGCGCGATGGCCTTGAGGATCGAATCCGTCCCACCGATAGGGTTGAAGGCGTCGGCGACGCTCGACACGAAGTTCGAGGCTGATTCCTGCCAACGGTCGCCGCCGCGGCGATACACCTCCGCGAGGGTGCGCCCGGCATTGGCGAAGACGTTATAGCCGTAGGGCATCGGGATTTTTATATGCTCGCCGGCGGTGCCCGGGATCATCAGGATGATGTTCCGCGACTTATCGAAATCGCTGATCTTGTCGTAGTAGGACTCGCCGTCGTCATCGGTGCCCGACATGAACGCGTTCAGCAGCTCGGTGAGGAAGCCGCCCACCACGACGCCAGCGAGGATCTTGCGCACGCGCGGGCTCTTCATCGCCGACAGGATGCGTGCGGTGCCCTGCATCGAGGCGTTGAAGAACAGGTATGCGGCATTGATCGCCGGGCCCATCTGGCCGCGGCGGTTGAAATTAACGGTCAGGTTCTTCGCGATGCTCGCGGCCTGCGCCTTGGTCGCGCCGGCCTCGCGCGCGTTCTTGTATGCAGCGAGCCGGACCGCGTTCTCAACGCCGCTGTTCGCCGCCTCGACGAAATCGCGCACGGCGTTGAAGCCGCGCTGCGCCGTCAGCATGTCCATCTTCGGGCCGCGCTGGCGCGCCGCGGCGCGCGCGAACTCTTTCTCAATCCGACCTTTCAGCCCGGCGAGATCCTCGACGTTGTTGAAATAGACGCGGCCGCCCTCGTTGGTGAATTCCCGGTACCACTTGCCCCACTCGCCTTTGTCGACGCGGAACGCGCCGCGCATCGAACCGGCAAGCGCAGCGGGATAATCCTTCAGCGTCTTGCGGACGAGGCCGTCGACATTGATGCCGGCCATGTTGACCGCCGCTGCCTGAAGGTCGCGGAAGGCGTTGGTGATGACGAATTCCGGGTTCCAGGACGTGTTCACGGCCGAGAGGAAGCGATTGACCTTGCCGAGGTGCTGGGTGACCCAGTCGAGCTGCTGCTGCGTCAGGTTGCGCAGGCTGTCCGCCAGGCGGCGCGCCGAGGCATTGTCCCGGTTCATCGTGACGCGGTGCTCTTCGCCATCGAATTTCGCGGACACGGTGAAGGGGGCGTCTTCCGGCTGGATCCGGGTCTGATCCTCGTAGCGCACGATCCCGGTCGTCTGGTTCATCACCGGCTTGCGCGTGACCTTGTCGACGGTCCAGAATTTCGCATCAGGTGCAGCCCGGGCCAGATCGACGACGCGCTTGGCGACGCGGTTGGTCTCGGCGCGCACGATCGCCTCTTCGGCCTGCAGCAGGGTGTAGGCGAGGATGTCATCCGCGCGCGAGCGGCGACCGAACGCGGCGCGGCTTTCCTTGCCCTTCACATTGATGCCGCTCGACCGGTTGATGCGGATGCCGTCGGCTTCCCCTTCGGTGCCGGCGTCGCCCTTGCCGCGCAGCGGGACGTAATTCTCATAGGTCTCGCGCCACGCCTTGGCCTCGTCGGCCGACATCAGGCCGCCGTCGATGCGCTCCTGCAAGGCATAGTCTCGGATGCCATCGACCAGCGCAGCGACGCGCTTGAGGGCGTCGGTCTTCCCAGCCTTCTCGATCCGGTTGATGATCGCGGCAGCCTCGATATCGGACATGCCCGAGCCGCCGCCGTTCTTGAACTCCGGGTTGATCTTGGCGATGCGCGCGTTCCGCTCCGGCGCGTGGCGCGCGTAGAGGTAGGATTCGAGCTCCTCGATCGACACGCCCTCGCGCTGCATCGTGTCGAACAGCGGCTCGACCATGTTCTCGGCGAGGTTTTCCAGCTTCGCGCCGACGCGCCCGGTGAGCAGCTCCTCCCCGAGATAGGGGTTCTCGGCCTCAGTGAGGGGCCGCCCGAGCTGCATCTCGATGCGCTGCTGGGTGCGGAGCAGGGGAAGGTAGCGATCCTGCACCGCAGTGCGCCAGCGGTCCATGGCGTCTGCCATCTTGCCCGCGAAGGGCGAGCCCTTGCCGGCGAGGCGGGTAAGGGCGCTGCGAGCCGCGCCGACGCGCTTCTCGGCGACTTTGTCATCGACAACGCTGTAGCGGATATCAGGATTGCCGGGGTCGAAGGTGCCGGTATTCCCGGTTGCCGATTTGATCTGCTCCGGATCGAATGCGATGTAGACGCGGTGCCGCACGCTGTCAGGGTCGATGCGCCCGCCTCCCATGTGCGTTACGCCATCGTGACCCATGGCGATGAGGCCGTTCTGCATGACCTCGGCGCCCTCCCAGCGGGAGAAGCCTTCGTCGCGGGTCATGTCCTCGGCGGCGCGATACCAGGCTTCATTCGTGTCGCCACCCTCGTGATATTCAGACACGCCCTCGAAGCCGGATTCCCATGCCGCCGGATCAGCCACCGCATCCATGTCGATCGGGTTTTTGATCGAAAGAAAGACCGGATAGACCGTTGGGTTCTCGCCACGTCCCTTTGCGGTGTAGCTGCTCGCAACCTCTGGATCGTCCGTGAAATACCCGCCCATGCCCATGAGGCCATAGTTGGAGGCATAGGTGTCGAACATTTCAAATGCGTCGCCGTCGCGTCCGGCGCGGCTGGTCCCATGATACATGATGAGCGGGTCGCCGTTCTCATCAACGACCTTGCTGTCGCCGAACCAATTGCGGAAGGCTGCCGTGTCGACCTTACGCACAAGGCGCTTCAGATCGGCGGGATCGACGCCAATACCACCCTCGCGCGCGCCGATCTCACCGCCGGCCAGAGCGCGCATGACGCTATCGGCTGTCGTGAAGCCGCCGCCACGCAGCGCCTCGCCGACCGCGCGCAGGACATTGCGCACGCGCTCGAACGCCTTGGCGACGAATCCGCGTTCCTTGTCGCCGCCCTGCCAGCGCGCGAAGCGATCGGCGACGGCCTCCTCGACCTGCTGCTCCTCATTGAGGTGTGGGTAGCGCTTGCGCACGCTGCCCATCATGGCGCGATCGGCGCGCGCCGCTGCTTCCAGGCTGCGCCACTCGGCGGGGAGAAAGAGCCCCATGTTGCGCGCGGCGTGGACCGCTTCGTGATCCAGCGTGAAGCGGGCATCGGGCGATGTGTCGAGCGCGACCGTGATGAAGCGCCCAACGCCGGGTTCGGCGACGAATTCGCCGGCGACGCGAGGCGGAAGGATGGCATTGCCAACGGTCAGCGCGACGCGGTCGGCAATGCCATAGTCGGCGAGGCGCTGCTGCAGATCGGCGCGCGCCGCTTCGACCGTTGCGTCGGTTCCGCCGTTGCTTTCCGACTCGACAAGGCGTAGGTTGAGTTCGGCAGAGGGTGACTTCGTTTCCGGGTCGCCCAACGTCCCTCGGGACGTGGCGCCGTCGATCAGCGATGATCGGCCCTCTGTCCCTTCACTCAGGTCACGATACCCGTTGTCGAACGTCAGATCGTACTGGCGGCGGCGGCTGTCGCTATGCTCGCGCACGATGACGAAGACATTGTAGGAGCGGTCGCCCAGCTCGACGCGGGCGGCGACCTCGATGCGCTTCGAGATATCGGGACGATCGCCGGGCCCGCTCCAGGTAATCTCGCCCTTCTCAAGGATCGAGGGGATAGCCGGCACCAGGCGCAGCAGGATGTCGCCTTTGAGCGACGTCGACTTGCGCAGCCCGCGCCCGGTGAAGCTGGCAGGCACGCCATCGGCCATCTTGACCGTCGTGCCTAGAAGCTCTCGCTTGTAGTAGGACAGGGCGGCGGTGCGCAGCGCCGGCATGTCATCCGGTCCGCGATAATCAACGCCCAGCTCGTCGCCGGTGAGGCTGGCGACAGGCTCGCGATCTTCGAGGCGGCTTTGCAACGCGACGCGGCCATCGGCCTCATTCGCTTCGACGGTCTGGAATAGCGCGTCGAAGCCCGCCCTGATTGCAGGGATCTCGGCGGCGGTGGGGTAGGGATATCCGCCCTCGATCGCGAAAGCGTTCTCACTCACGACGTTGGCGAGATAGTCGTTCGTGAATTCGTTATCCGCTAATTTTGCAATGATGTAGCTCTCGAAGCTGCGAGCCGACATCTCAATGTCGGTCGACCAGTATGGTTTCGACCGGCGCTGATCGAGGCTTTCCGAGCGCTTCTTGATGGCAGTCTGCCGGATCGCCGCGTTCACGCCGCGGAATGCGTCCGCCATCGCATCGCGGATCTGCGCCGACGAGCCACCGGTCATGTAAGAATCGCCGCGGCCGCCGCTGCGCGAGAAATAATTGTCGAGCGCGTGCCACCATTCATGCGCCAGCGAACCGGCACCGCCCCGCTTCGTCAGGTTGATGACGACGTTGCCCTTCTCATAATGGGCAGCCGCCGCGCCTTTGCCTCCCTTGCCGCGCGCGCCGAATGCAAGCCCGAGCTCGCCATTGAGGGAAAGCGCCTTGGGCGGAACGCCGAGCACGCCCGCCATATCCATCAGCGCGTCATAGGCCTCGTTCAGATCCTCGCGCCGGCGCGCATCTTCGACGTAATTGCCGAACTGGACGCCGCGGAATCCGAATGCTTCGGCAAACTGCTGCGGCGACACGTCGGCGCCGTCGCGATGGTTCTCGCCGACGCGGGGCGAGTTTGAGGGGCGGCGGACATCGGGAACATCTTTGAACGATTCGAGCATCTTCACGAGCTCGTCGTGGTTCTCGCGCACATATTCGCGCGCTTCCTTGGCGGTATCGAAGGTCTTCAGGTCGGCATAGGTCTTGCCGATCTTCTTGCCGACGATGAAGCCCGGCGTGCTGCGGCGCGAATAGATGTCGAATTTCGTGAGCTTGGGCGAGGGCTGCTCGTTGAGCGTGGCGAGCTTCGCCTTGAAATTCTCGATCGCCTCTTCGCGGGTCTTGCCGGTCGCGAGCTCGCGCGGCCAATTCGAATAGGCCGTGGCTTTCGCCTTCTGCTCCACAGACCAGAGACCGAGGGGCGGATCGAACTTCTCGCCCCGATAGAGGCTGTATTCGTGATAGCGCAGCGACACGCCCTTGAGCGACCTTTCGTGCCCAAGGGCTTGGTATAGATCGATGCGGCCTTGCAGATCGGCGACGACGCGGCGGCCCTCGGCGTTCGTCAGGAACGTCCGCACCGAGGCGCCATCGTCGGTGCCGTCGACCAGCGCGTTCGCATAGGCGCGAAGCTCTTTGACGGTGTCGACCCAGCCCTTGAGCTTCCATCCCTTCTGCGGCTTGTTCGGCACCTCGTCGCGCATCGCGCGAATCGTCGCGACGACATACGGGTCCGTGCCGTCGGCAAGCAGCTTCTGGTAATCGGGGTCTGGCCACGATTTCGACAGGGGCTCGGCCGAGATATCGACGTCGGCCGCGCTCGCCATGCGATCCTTGTACGCGGCCGCATAATGCTTGCGCGCGCCGTCCAACGTCTCACCGAAATCCTCGATGCGGCTGGGCTGCTGCTGATCGAACATCGATGCCTGATCGCGCGCCGCTGGATCAAACAGACCGCCATCGCTGCCGGCGGGGCGCTGGTCGACGCCATTGGACTTGCGGCCCTCTCCGCGCCGTTCGAGCGCTTGGCGTTCCTCATCGCGCGTTGGCCCGCCAAGCAAGTCGCCGTCGCCGCTGGCTTCTCGCCGCTTTGCCAGCTCGGCGCGCACGGCCTTCTTGAGGTTCGGATCCTCGCGGAGCATGTCCATCGTGGCGGTCGAAACGGGAATCGGAGCAACCTCGTCGGTTGCACCTTCGAACTCATCCGCAATGTCCTGGACGGACGGCTTTGCCGGTTCAGCTAGGCTGTCTTGAGAGACGCGTGGATCGTCGACAGGCGGAGCGCTCGTGCCGCTTTCTGGCGCGTCTCGCGCGTCAGGCGCGGGTCGTTCACCGCTTTCGCTAGGGTCGACATCGTTGCCGTACTGGGCGAGCGCATCTTCATAGTCGCCGATTTCATAGCTCATATCCTCCAAGGCGTCCATCACGGCTTCGTTGACCAGCGTCGCCAGCGCTTGGTCCTCGTTCTCGACATCGTCGCGCAGCATCAGCCGGGCGAGTTTATCGACATCGTCCGATGTCAGATCCGCGCCCTGATAGTTCGCCCATTCGAACATCTGGGTGCGCATATCTTCAAAATTGTCGGGCAGGGTGTACGCGTCTGCCTCGGAAAGCTGATCGAGCGGCAGCATCTTCGACAGCGCCGCGCTACCTTCCATCCCGCGCTCGAGATAGGCGATCGTATCGGCAACGGTGGGGCGGCCACCATCTTCGCCGCTGAGATAGCCGGCCTCGTGCAGCAATTCGCCAGCACGGTCGATCGACATGCCACCCTCGCGCACCAGTGGCCCGGCGCCGGGGACGAATACAGACTGGCGGCGCGTGCCCATCTCGCGGGCCTGGCGCCATTTCTTCTTGCCCCGATCGCCTGGCGCAACGCGCGACGTCGTAGCATCGATGCCGAACCGGTCGGAAAGGTCGTGGCCTTCGGTGTCCGTGATGCCGCCGGCGCGCGCGAGGAACTTGAACGCGTCGGTTGGGCTTGCCTGCTTCGCGACCTTTGAGCGCTTTGCAGTCGGCGCGGCAGTGGCCTTCTTGGAAAGGCGCGCAACCAGCGCGCGCATATCGGCTTGGAAGTTGCCACCGCTGCGCGCTACATCAATGCCTGCCGAAATCTGATCCAGCAGGTCAGCGTCGACGGTCACCCCGGAATCGCGGATGCTCTTTGCAGCTTGCAGGATCGGGGATTGCTGGCCGCCCTCGGTAGTGTCGCCGCGCTCGATCTTCTCGAGCAGGGTTTTGCGAAGGTTCGCACCGATTGCGTCGGCCATCCCCTGACCAGCTTCCGGCATGCCGGTCTCGCTCGGCGCCGCCCCTTCGTCGACCGTCGCGCTCGGGAACTCCGGCACGATGTCGAGCAGCTCCTTTGCCGTCGCACCGAGCCGGATGACGCGCACATCCTCGCCAGCATCGCGCTTGGCGAGCCACTGGTGATGGCCATCGATGACGTGATCGTCGCTCGACACCAGGATAGCGCGGTCGCCGCCGGTGAAGTCGCGCGCCTTGAGCACCTTATCGGCGCTGAACTCGGCCTGCGTGGGCTTGAGGCTGGACGCTGCAACGGTCTCGTCACGGTGCGACACGCCGCGCGCGTTGAGGAAGTTGACCATTGCGCCGCGCTTCTCTGCCGCGATCTGCGGCATCTGCGCGCGCGGCACGCCAAGCGTTCCGCTCTCCGGCGTGAACCGGTGCCATTCCTTGTCGATCGCTTCGCCGCGCAGGTCGGCGCCCGGCTCGGGCAGCTGCACCGCGGCGACGTCGGCGCCCTTGAAACCGTCGCGCTGCGCGGCATCTGCCGCGAACGGGTCGGCCTCGCTGGCGACATTGATCGCCCCGCCGCGCGCGCCGCCCTCCACGGGCGTGCCGCCGGTGCCGAGCACGAAGTGCCAGTGCGGACCGGTTGCGCCGGTCTTCTTCATCGTGGCGGGGTTGGTCTCGTCGATCGCCTCGATGATCGAATATCCGGCGTCACGGTAGCGCTGCACGGCCTGATCGAAGGTCATCCCCTCGATCGGCGCCATGTCGACAGCAGCCCCGCTGCGTGCGTGCCACGATTTCGAGCCAGCATTGCCCGCGGCGCCGGCGGCGCGCTTCCACGATGTGACGCGGGCACCGGGGAATATCTGCTGGGTGACGGCCTTGGCGTTGCTCACCGGAGCAATCTTGCCGCCATCGGCAACCTTGAACCCGCCTTGTGCCGGAGCCGTTGGCGCGCCAAGAGCAATCGGCGCCGGCGCTGCCTCAGGCACCTGCGTCTCAGCCGCCTTTTGCGCCAGCTGCGCGTCGATCGCGTCGGCGGCCGCGTTCAAGTCCGCGATCGACAGCGGGGCGATCGTCACGCCAGCGTCGTTGAGGGTCGCGACATGCTCGTCGAGCGTGCCGCCGGCATCGAGATTGATCTTCACGCCAGGCGCGTTGTCGAATTCCGGGTCGGTGAACGCGTCGGCCATGACGCCGCTTTGCGTGCGCCCGTCGGGATAGCGGATCTGCACGCGCTGCCCGACGCTTGGCAGCCCTACCTTCCCCAAGATGCCCGACGCCGCTGAAGAAGCATCGGCATCCGCCACGACCGATTTGCCTTCGGCGATCAGCCCGGTGGGCAAGGGGCTCGCCGCATCCTCGGGAGACAGCGGAACTGCCGTCTCGGCTGCCTGCTCGCGCACGCCCTTGGGGATGGGGCGCCCGGTGACCCGCGACGCGACGACGCGGCCGCCGGCGCCAGCCACCTCCATGCCGCCGCGGATCCCGCCGCCCATGCCAGCGCCACCGACGGCGCCGCCAACGACATTGTCGAACAGGTCGACCAGATTGAACCCTTGGTCGGTCCCGAGGCTGCCGCCGGTATATTCCAGCGCGCTCTGCGCGCCTTCGGTGAGTGCCTCTTTGCCGCCGGCGCGCGCGACGCGCGACGCTGCGCTCTTGCCCGGCGCCTCGAGGATGCCCATCAAGCCGGTGCGTTCGAGGACGGCCGAGCCGATCCCGAACGGCGCAGCGATGGCAACGTCCTTCATGCTGGGGTCGCCGCCGCCGTTCGCATCGGCGCGGTTCTGGGCGATACTGCCGGTTCCCGATGCCGCAACTGCGGGGATGCCGACATATGGGGCAGCCGTCGCAGCCATAAGCGGAATGCTTTCCGCCGTGGTGTCGAGAATGAAATTCCCGATCGTGCCGGGGGTCGGCCGCGCCTTCACATCAGCCCATGATGTCGAGCCTGCGACGGGCATGTTGCCGATCGCGCGTTGTTCGCGCGCCTTCTGCATCTGCCGCTGCGAGCCGGTGACGGCGCCAACCGTGGTTGCGAAACCGGAATCGGCCGCCGCAGCGCCGCGCTCAAGAAGCGATCCGGCTCGATCGAGGAAGCCCTCGTTGACGGATGCGTCGAGCTGGCTGCGTCCCGTCCGCGCGCGCTCCTCGCGCCAGTCGCGGCTGGCGAAGTTGATGCCCATGCTTTCGGCGAGGAATGAGGCGGCGTCGCTGACCTTGTCGAGAACGGTATCGACGATGCCGCTCGGCTTCGCCTCCTCACTCGCGCCCGAGTTCTGGCGGTCCCACTCGTCGAGCAGGGGGTTTCCCGTCGCCTTGCGCGGCGCGGCGCCGCGGCGGCGCTGATCGTCGTCCCACGCGGAGAGAAGCGGATTGTCGGCCACTATTTGGTCTGTCCGCTGAGGGCCTTCTTCCAGCGATCATCGACCGACGGAGCGGGCTTCGCCGGCGCTTTCGTCGGCACTGCCCGCTGGATCGAGAAGCCCTGGCTCTCGGCAAAGCGCATCGCCTCGGCGCGCGAGATGCCGCGCTGCGTTGCCAGCGCATCGACCTGCGCCATGGTGACGCTGCCGCGCGACCCCGGCTTGACAGGAGCAGGCTTGGCCGCTGCGGGCTTCGCCGCAGGCTTGGCCGGGGCGGGGGTTGCCGGTGCCGGTGTCGTGGCGCCCGACCCGATCCCCGCGCCGCCGCCGCGATTGCGATACGCATCGACGATACTGCCGCTGCCCGAGCCGCTTTGCAGCACCTTCGGCGGAACCTTGACGCCCGTCGCGACCTGCGAGCCATCGCCGCGAATGGCATAATATTGGCCGTCGCCGCTCTCGACGATCTGCTTGATCTCGCCGCTCTCGATCTGAGCGCGCAGCTGCAAGGTTGCTGCATCACGGCCCAGCGCAAGCGTGGATTCGAGGCGAGCCTTTTGCTCGTCGTTGGCGAAGTCCATCTTTTTGAGCTCGACCTGATAGCCGAACTTGCGCTTATCGCTGACCTCGTCGACCGTGGCATCGCGGGCGGTCTTGCGGGCGCCGTAATAGTCGGCGCGGGCGTCGGATTTCGAGGCGTTATGATCGTTCAGATCGGCCTGCATCCGCATGTTGCTCTGCTGGTTCTGCTGGCGCAGGTTTTCGAGCGCGATCTGGCGGCGCTGGTCGGCGTCCGCCTGCGCCTGCTGCCCCATCGCGCCACCGATGCCCTGCAGCGCGCCGCCGACGATATAGCCGAGGGTCCCCATCAGACTGCTCCGACGGGCTGCTGGGGCGGCGCCTCGCTTCCTCCGCGCTGCTGCGCATATTTCTCGGCGCCAGGGAGTAGCTTGCCGATGTTCCCGCTCTTGTCAGCCGCGATGATCTGTTCGAACTCACCCGTCAACGTCTCGGGATCCACGCGCGGCGAGGCGAGGCGATAGAGATCGAGCGCGCGCAGGAAGATGTCATCCACATCACCCTGCCCAAAATCTGCCAGCCCGAGCCCCTCGCTCAATTCGATCAGCACCTCGACGATTTCGCGCCCGGCCTGAAACACCACGTCGTCGGGGACGTCGGTCCCTTTCTGCGCGAGCATCCCCTCGGTCATCATGGTGAGAACGACGGAGGTTACCGCTACCGCGTCATCCGGCGTTTCCGAGATCGGCGGCTCGGCGGATTGGAAGAGCTGCGTCACCTGCTCGTCGAAGACGCCGCGCAGGTTCTCGACGATCTGATCGCGCGGCTTGTTCGAGCCATCGTCTGGGTAGATGATGTCGAGCGCCTGGTTGACCATCATGTCATAGACGGCCTGTTCCTCAGGCGAGGCCTGCGTGCCATCCTCGGTCGCCTCTTCGCGTCCGCTCTCGGCATTCTCGTGCGCGGCGCTCTCGCCCTGTTCGGGTTCCATCGCGCGCGGCGGCATCTGGGTCGGCGGTTTCATCGATCAAGCCCCTGCGACGACCCGGCCCGTGTTCGGGTCGTATTTCACCTTGCCGTAGACGGCCCCATCATATCGTGGCGCCGCCGGCTGCCCGTCGGGTGTGAACCCTTCCGGCATTGTGAAGAGGCCAGAGGTGTCCGCATAATTTGCCGCGATCTGGTCGCGCTGACGACGAAGCTCCTTCGACTGCTCACTCGCGACGAGGCCCGAGCCGATCCCTTGAATCAGCCCCGACGCAATCATCGGATTCTGGTTGAGGAAACCGAGGAGACCGCCGCCGCCGGCGGACGATGCGACCTGCGCGACCGTCGGCGCCGCGGCGACCGCTTGGGCCGCAGCAGGTGTGATCGCCGCGACTGCGGGCGACACGGCCGAACCGATGCCGCTCCCGAGACCCGATACGGCCGAGTTGACGTTGAACGCCTGCGCGCCGCCGCTGATGGCAGCTGCGGGCGATGCTGCCGCTGCGCCAGCCCCAGACGCTGCTTGCGTGCCCTGCTGTGCAGCATTTGCGGCCGTGCCTCCCGCGGCGCCGAGCGCCGAGCCGATGCCGCCGGCAATCCCGCCGACGATAAAGCCCTTGGTCGCCGCCTTGATCGGGTTCTTGCCGCTGAGCAGGCCGCCAACGAAGCCAAATGTGGCCCCGCTGGCGGCGGTACTGAGTATACTTGTGAGGCCGGCACTTAGGCCGAGGCTGGATCCGAGCGCGCCGATCGACGGCAGCACGCCAAGCGCGGCCCCTCCGGTCAGGACGACCGCGCCGATTGCCAGCGCGGGCAGCGCCACCTTCTTGACGACCTTCGCGACCTTCTTAAAGACCTTGCCGATCGACTTGAGAACACCCGACATTACGCGGCCTCCTTCGAAATATCGGACGGCGCAATCTCGCGCCGAAAGCTGTGACCGAACGGTGAGAAACCCTTGCGCCGATAGAGCGCGGCGATGCGCTCGGATCCGGGAATGGCGGCGCTGTGGCTAAGCTGGATCTCGCGCACCTTGGGGGAGGCCTCGGCCCAAGCAATGTAGGCGTCGAGCAATTGCACCGCGGCGGCGCGCGGCGCCTTCTTCGTCACGACAAGGAAAGCGTCCTGCGCCATCAGTTCGACGCCGATATGGTACACGCGGGCGAGGACACCGACGACGAATCCGCACACCTCGGACGTGCCGTCGGTCACGACATAGACGCAGGTGCCGCCGTCGTGGATTCCGCCGTGCTTGTGGACCATGGCGAGCAGCATCTTGCGGGTATGGTCGGTGTCGACCTTGACCTTGCCGGCATAGATCGATGTCCGCTGCTGCTCGACGAGCATCTCGACCAGCGCGGGGACATCGACGAAACGGGCGGGGCGTACCGTGTTCACGACGGGATCGTCACGCCGTAGAGCTTCTGCATCCAGCTCAACCCATAGTTCAGCTGGTCACGCAGCGCGGCCTGCACGGCAGAACGTGTCGCCGCGGGGATGTTTTCGTTGTTGAGCGTCGTCGAAAGCGAATTCTGATAGCTCGACATCTGGTTCGTGAAATTGTCGAGCAGGTTTGCCCGCTCCTGCGCGGCGATCTGGGCCTTCTGCTGCTCGCGCTGGGCGGCGATCTGCTCGGCAGAAAGGTCGCGCTGCATACGATCCTGCGCCTCCTGGCCGGCGATAGGCGCAGCCACCTTGAGCGCTTCGGATTGTGCGGCGCCGATGCCGATCGACGAATTAATGATGCCGCGGCGGTTCGCCTGCTTCATGCCTTCGGTGCGGGCCTGACGCATCAGCGCGCTATCTTTGCCGGTGATTTGGGCAATGCGCGCTGCAATATCCATCGGCGACGATGCCGGTGTTGCGGGCGTCGGAGTGGGAATAGGGGTTGCCGTCGCGGTGGGGGTGGGAGCGGGGGTCGGCGTAGGCGTCGGCGACCCGTTGGCGCCGGGCACGATCATCGCGCTTCCGATGCCGGACGTCAGACCGTCCGTGCTGAGATTGAGTGCCGTGTTATAGGCCATCGCGTTGCCCCTTCCTCGCGCGTCATGGCATACCGAAATTATCGGATAACGACAACGGTCAAAAGGAAGGCCCGCCACTGGGCGACAGCGACGGGCCTTTTGAGGTCAGGGTCGATTGTCCAGCAGGGGACGGTCTAACGCATATCGATAATTTGCCGTGCGTCAATCGCCTTTGGCGGGGCAGAGGCGGTAATGGACCGCGTTGTGCTCGATCAGGTCTTTGACGGTCTCGTCGGTGTCGAGCTGGTTCCCCGGATCATCCTGTCCCGGCGTGGCCGCGACCGCGAATTTCACCTCGCGATCATTGAGGCAGAAATCGCTCACAGTTCGCACGATTTCGCGCTGACCGCAGGCACTCGTCGTAAGCAGCACGGCTGCGATCGTCGCGCACAGCGGCGCGCGCTTCGTTAGCAGATTCGACATTTCCGATGGCCTTTCCTTGAGCTTGGGCGCGCTCGGTCACGGCGCCCTTTTCCGTTGCAGTTTCGGTGAGGGTGTCGACGACGTGGAACGCCGTCGCGATGGCGATGCCGATCAGGCCGAGCGCGACGAAGGCCATGATGATCTTGCCTTGGATGTCGAGGCCGGTGAACCAGGTGATGATCTTCGTCATTGTTCGCTTTCCTCTTCTGCCGGGATGATCTTTGCTTCGGGCACCAGTTTGCCGGGCATCACGCTCAGATCGAGGTCGGCCGTGCTTTGCCCGCACCAGCACATCAGTGTGCAGGCGAAGCGGCCGTGAGGCTTCACGGTCCAGTCTCGGTTCGAGATATAATTGCAGCGGCCCGTCACGCCCCGCACGGCGCCGCAGAGTGCATCGCGCAGGGCTTCCTTGCTCCAAAGTCCGTGCTCAACCCAAGGCACCGCAACGAGGTCGATATCCCGATTGAGGGATCCGTGAACGGTTAGCGCATATCCCGCTTCTTTCGCGGCCCTGCGCATCGGCGGCAAGATCAGGTCGAGCAGCGCGCGATTGTAGGCGCCCTGCACGATATCGTCGGCTTCGGTTCGGTCCCTCATCCGAGCACCGTGTGCGCTAGTATCGCATCGCTCGAGCGGCGGGCGAGACTGGTGTGTGCTGTCCAAAGCTTGGCGAGCTCGGTCTTCAGTTCCTTCACCTCGCGCTCGAGGTCGTCGATGCGCTCCCAATCCTCCTTTTTCAGCGACGTCGTCATTGCGCTTGCTCCATGATCTTGTCGGCGTCCTCGCCGCTCGCTTCCATTTCGTTTTCGCCGACCTTGAAGCGGAAGGTGCGGCGTCCGAGAATTGCAGATATTCCGACGATGTCGGCGCCGATCAGCCCGGCGGCTGCTACGCCCAGCCAGAAAGCGTATGTGTTTTCCGTGTTTTCGCGCACGGTCCACTGCGCCCAGTAGAGCGCCGCGGTGAGCGGGATATTCGCGAGCGCGAGCAGGATGGTCGCGATAAATTGGCGCCAGTCGCGCGCGGTCCATTTCATGTCTGCCCCCCAGCAGTTGGGCGGGGCCGAAGCCCCGCCGGATGCGCTATGCCGCTTCGGCAGCAGGCTGCGCGATGTCGTCCTCGATGATGAACCAGTCGTTTTCGAGCGCGTCGCTCTGCGAAATGACCCACGGCACGACCTCGTCGTTGACCGTTTTCATCGCGATGTATGCGCGATAATCGATCATCGCGTCTTCGCCGGCCCAACGCTTCGCCGCGCCGCGCTGTGCGGGATATGCCGCCGCCGGCACGATGTAGATGAACATGCCTTTGCCGTTCCAACCGGCGCGGGCGACGCGGCGCCCGGCCTGCATCGCGACGAGAGCGTGGCCGAAACTCATCTCTCCGCTGCCGCAGTACGCGCGCAGGAACGGACCGTCGGGCGTCCAACTGATATAACCCGTGTGGCGGGGATCGTTCGGGCCCTCGCCGTCGAGATACTCCACCAGAAACCCAGCCTTGGCCGGGTCTTCGTTCTCCGGCATGGTCCAGCTGCGATAGTCGTTATATTCGCCCAGCGTCATGCGCTTGGCGAGAACTTCCTTCGTTCCGATGAACTGCTTCACTGCTACTCTCCTTCGGGGGTTATCCGGCCTGATGCGCCGGGATCGGGGGGAGCGGGACGGTCTGGCCCGCCAGGTGATGGGTGCAGTCGGGGAGGAACTGGATCTGCCCGCGCGTCACGAAGCTGTGACAGATGCCGCAGCTAAGGTGCGACGGCTCGCCCTTTGCCAGCCGCTCTTGGTGGCGCTTGCACAGCCAGCAATCTTCGGGGGGAGGCTGACCCGGAACATGGTGGCCCGTCCGGATCAGCAGCGAGGGCTCGAAGGTCGGTGCGCTGGGGCGATAGTTATATTTCCAGCGCGGGCGCGTACCCTGGCCCGACACCGAGACGGGAACCTGGTGCATGTTCCGGCAGCCGGGGCAGTAGAAGCCGACGGCATCGTCGCCCCAAAGCGCGAGGATGGGCGAGAGCAGCTTCATTTATGAAATCTGCCCCAGATGCAGTGCGTCACCTCGTGACCCGTCCATTGCGGCTGGTAGGAGCGCGAAGGGTCGACGATATGGACCTCGCAGTTCCCCGCGCGAATGATGGACCAAGCCATCAGCTTGTGTCCGTCGCCAACCGCGGCCGCCGCCGGCGCCTTCTTCCTCAGGTCTTCCAAGCTGGGGTGCGTGACGACGACGATCTCGGTCGCCGTGCGCTCGAACTCTTTACGTTCAAAACGATAGCCGTCAGCAGCGCCACCGCATGCGGACAGCAGGAGAAACAGCCCTGCCCACAAAAACAGGCGGATCGGCGTCGCGATCAGGAATCCCTTGGCAAATCGAAGATCGTCACTGGTCGCCACGGCGCGCGCCCCCTCTCGGGAGGCATAGCCGAATTATCGCATAACGACAATGTAAAGGCGAATCAGCTTGGGCTTATGCTTGTGCGAACGGTGCCCCCGTCCCCGCAATGATGCGCTATAGTGGGCGCGGCCTGCGGGAAGCTGCCTCAATGTTGCCTGAGCGCTGAGCGAACCAAGAGTTGAGCCAACGCCGCGAGGGGCGTTCGACAGCCAGATAGCTAATTGCGCCAGCGACCATCGCGGCAGGGAGCATCGCGAACCAGAGGCTCGATCCTGCCTGCGCAGAGTAAAATGGCTGCTGCCATAGATAGATCGAATATGAGAGCATGCCGAGAGCCGTAAACGCGCGCGCCGAAAGGAACTTACGCACCGTCGCAGGGGTGTAATCCAGTGTCACGACCGCGAGAGCGAGAAGAATAGCCGATGCAGTGTAATGAACCTCGATCGGGGTCAGGTAAAAAAGGGCGATCGTCAGTCCGACGCAGGGGAGGGGGAGCCAGCGCAGAACTGATGCCAGCCGAGCCGGCACGCCAGCACCTGCTCCAATGGTCAAATACAATGCAGCCGAGAGGAAAACGGGGGCTAGCCGGACGTCGGTTCGCCAATATACCTCATGGACACCTCCGCCCTGCACGACCAACCTTATCCCATTGGCTAGAGCGAGAAAGCCGATCGCAGCGATCACAACGCGTGCGGATGCTGGCTTACGCGCAAGTGCGACCCCAATCAGTGCGAGCAGAATATAGCAGTGCTCTTCCACTGAAAGAGACCAGACATGGGTCAGAACTGACGCGTCCGTGTGGCCGAGCGCCTGGGCGTAATTGATGGTGAAGGTCAGCGCCGACGCGGCCATCCAAGGTTCGACAGTGGTGCGCCCCCTTGCCATCCAGAGGACGACGCCCACAGCGCACATGGTCGCAACAAACACTAAAAGCGCAGGAAAAATGCGCGAGAATCGGCGGAAGAAAAAAGTCGGGAGGGGCATGCGCTGGACGAAAAGAATTTCTGCCATCAGCCTGCCGCTCAGCACGAAAAAGAACTCAACGCCAAAGCCGCCCATCTTCTCGAGCGCGGGCGCAACTGCACTACCGAAATGACCGAGCAGCACGAACAGGATCGCGAGGCCGCGCCATCCGTCTAGATATTCAATTCGCTTATGCTGAGCCCCGTCCATCGAGGTCTGCTATCACGACATCCGCAAATTGTAATCATACTTCGCGCGGAATGCTCCCGATCCGCCGAACCCGATATAGCATAGGCCGAAGACTTGCATGTCTGCGCCAAGAACCGTGCCATTGTCGAGGTCGCCCCCCGGATAGCGGCCGATGGTCTCCCATGTCGCCGCGGTCGGGTTAGCAGGGTCGAAATCAAGGCAGCGATGCAGGCCGCGAACATTGCTCAGCCCGCCCCAAGCATAGATCGCGGGGTAGTCGTGGCCCGGTGCGGCCTTGCCAAATGCAAAATCTAAAGGCTCATGCATCAGTCCGGGCGATTTAGTAAAGTCAACCCATGTTACCCCTTCATCAGCACTAAAACTAATACCTACATTTGAGTGTTGATCATCTGCATCAACGTCTCCGCTACAGTAAAATAAGTGCGGAGATTTACCTGGAGGCATTTTCAACTTACAGTTATATCCGTCAAGGGAAAAGTCAATACCACTACCAGCGCCGCTTGCTGTAATGAGTCCTGAACGCATTCTAACGAAGTTTGCGCCACCATCTGTAGATTTCCAGAAACCACGAAATTGTTGGCTGACCGAATCGTGTGCTTGGTTGCCTACGTGATATAGATAGAAGGTTCCAGGATTCTGCTTATCGGAGATAACTTGAATGCGCTGAAAAGAGTATTGAAAATGCCAGCGCATTGTGCCTTCGGGAGGAACAGCACCATCAAATTTACAGTAGTTCCATGTTGCACCACCGTCTAAAGTATAGCTAGGAATATAATTATACGTTGGAAGCCATACTAGATTTCCTTCGGCTCCAACAGCTACGTTACCGGCGAAAGAGACACCAGCACCAGTTTGAGGGGGCGTAGGTTTTACGTTTCCCGGCACCGCTGGCACCGGCGCCCAAGAAGCACCTCCATTAGTGCTAATATTACAGCACCCATTTTTACTACTTACTACGGCTAAATAATTTTCATTTCCTGGGGCGTAATCTATACTATTACCATGATCCAATGACTCAACGTTCGTTACGCCAGCGTTCGCCGGAAACTGGTTCCACTGCGACCGCTCGCGTGTAAAGACGTTGCGGTCCTGCGAGATATAATGGATGCGTCCGTTTGCAGGCGGAACGAGAATCTGCATGGTCACGAGGTTTTCGATCCCCACGCTATCCTCAAGATAGGTCGGTATGCTGGCATTCGTCGGCGGGTTGACGCACTTCCAAACGCCGATGCCCTCAGCGACGAAGAAGGTGTTGCTTTCGGTGTCCCAAACCACGGCACCGTTCGACATGTAATTTTCGTTCGTCGTTTGGTGCCAAGGGATGTTGACGGCCTGCCGCGTGACGGAAGGCGTAAGACCTGAGAACGTGGCACCGCTGTCCGTCGAGATGCGGTAGGCGCTGGACGGGATCATGCTGACAATCTTGGTGCCGTCAGGCGAGATAGCGATATGCTTGGTATCGGTGACGCCGGACACGTCGACCCAGCCGCCGCCGGCAGTCCAGGTACGCAGTTGCGCGGAATCGCCGTTATACGTCCCGCCAACCCACAGCTTGCCATTGCGGGCAACCATGTGGCCGATATTAGTAGGCGCGCCGCTGATCGCTGTGAAAGTTCCATTCACGCCCGTCGTGCTGCGATAAATCCCATTGCCATAAGACCAGACGTAGACGTGACCCGAATTGTCGGGATCGAACGCAACCCCCATGCCTTGCCCTTTATTCATGAGGGTCGGCGCCGGGATTGTCGATTGACTAACGCTCACCCAATTGTCGCCGCCGTCAAGCGTGTATTTCAGGCCACCACTGGCCCCCGTATCAGGGTTGCCGAGGGCCACGACAAGGTGATTGAAGGGGTCGACATTCATGCGCTCGTTCACAGCGCGCGAGTCGCTGTTGGCACCATAGTCATTGTAGACAGGCAATGTGGTGCGTTCCCAAGAGTGCCCCTTGTCCTCGGAACGGTAAACATAGCCGACCTGGCATATGTAGATGAAGCTGGTGTTCGACGGCGCGACGCAAACGTCGTAGCAGCCAGCACCACGATTATAGCTATATTTCATCAGGCTTTCAGAGATGTTGATCTCAGCCTGAAGAAGCAGCCGCCACTCGTCATCGTCAGAGGCGCGGATGTAACCGCCGCAGGTGTCGGTGCGACAGACCAGCACCTTGTCGGCGCCAGTCCCGGCAATGCGAATGCCGGTCACATAGCCCCCGCCGCCGAGGCGCACTCGTTCGTATTTGGATGCTCCAAGAAGCGTGTTTCCATCCCTCATGGCGTGCCCCATTTCGTCTTGAGATAATTGACCATCTGCGCCCGGTCGGAAGCAGTGCGGATGGCATTGCAGATGACCGTTTCGCAGGTCCGCCCGGAACATTCTGCTGTCCCAGACCGATTGAACAATTGCAGGCTCACGTTCACGCCGCCCCATCCTGTATAGGTTCCAGAAGCGGTTTGCGCCGTCTCTCCGTCCAGGCTCATGCTGATCGTGCCGTTATCTGTCGCCCAGACCTCAACCAGATGCACACCCGTCGAAGGAATCCCGCCGGTGCGATTGAAGCCGTTGAAACCCATGCCAGTGTTAGCGAGGCGCAACACGGTCCCTGAGCCGCCACCACTATCGCCCACAGTCACGACAGGGTTTCCGTCTGAATAGTCACCGATGCTGATGATCTGCGCGTTAGCGTAAGCCGTCGGGTCAAAATAGAAGACGTGGAACAGGTGGAACGTCTCGGGGAAAACGATACCAGATGCCGCAGGAACCCACAGCTTCTTGGTGCCGTCGAAGTAGATCGTATTCAGGCCGTTGACATCATAAGCTGCATTGCCTGAAACCGGAGCGTTGCCGCTGTCAGTGGTCAGGTGGTGAGTCCCGATCAAGTCGCGCAGGCTTAAGGTTGCGCCTGTCCCGGTTACGCCCGTCGTCTCATTGCTGGCATCATACCAGTGGACCGCCGTCGCATCGTCGGTCGGATCGGCAAAGCTCGTTTCGGTCGTGGACGAGAAGGTGTCGCTGACCCCGCCAATCGTGACAACTGTGTTGGTGACGGTCGCAGGCGAAGCGCTCGCCGTATGCCGCGCCTTCACCTTGTCTCCGGGGTAAAGGGTTCCAGCGTTCGTCGTGAATGATCCATAGCCAGAACCCGTATCGATCGCGTAGGAGCCGCCAGAAACGGTGATTTCCACCGGCACGTTAAACCCGGTCGGCGTCACCTCTGCGGAGGTTTGCGTGCTGCTTGCCGCCACGTTGGTCACATCGGTGAAGCTGAACGCGGCAGGCGTTGCGTCCTCTGCTTCGCCGTGAATGACGACATTCGAGTTCGGGGAAGGGTCGTTGCCGCTGCGCTCGACGTGCGCGCGGAAATAATGCGTCCCACTTGCGATGTCTGACAGGCCAGCAAACGACGCCGCGTGCGCTGAGGCTTCGCCGCTATCGATGGTATTGGAGGCTGTGCCGACAATGCTGCTGAAGCGAACATCGCTGGCCCATTCGAGGACGAGAGTATCTCCGACGAGGGCAGTTTCATCGAGCCCCGCGTCGAATTCAGGAGGATATGTCGTCGGCGACACCGCCAGCGTCAGCGTCGGCGCGCTGATCGACGTCGGGGTGGGCGTCGGAGTAGGGGTTGGTGTTGGCGTAGGCGTTGGGGTCGGCGCTGCTGTGACCGGTCCGACGGTCGAGGATGTGGCTTGCCCGCTGCCGCCCGCGCCCGAAGCGGTCACCCGGAAGCTGATATCCGCGCCCTCATCGATGGGATCGAGGAGATAAGACGCGCCGGTCGCGCCGCTGATCGCCGAACCGTTGCGCAGCCAGGCGCGCGCCGAGACGGTGCCGTTCGAGATGGTGCCGTCGGATCCCGAGAGGGTTTGCCCGACCTGCGGCGTGCCGGAAATGCTCGGCTGCACCGACCAGCTCGGCGCAGGCGTAGGGGTAGGGACGGGCGAAGGAGTGTAAGTCCCGCGCCCGCGTCCCCCAAGGCCGAAGCCCGCGCCGAGACCGAACCCGCGCTTCATGCGATTGCGATGACCGAGACGAACTGACCTTCCTTGACGACGCGCTGATCGCTGCGCCCGGCGAGCCAGACCTCGGAATTCGTGCCGTTGGCCGCGCCGCTCGCGCCGATCTCGACGCAGCAGTTCTCGGTCACGGAAATCGATGCGATGCAGTCGCTTGGGGCCGCGCTGCTATTTGCGACCGTGCCGACCGTGAGCGAATTGCGGTTCGTCAGGCGGCGGCCGAGCAGCGGAACCTCGCTGCCGGTCGCGCCGCGCGGAAGATTGCCGTCGTGGAAGGTGACATAGGCGGGCATTTCAGTTCTCCTGAGGCTGATGGATCATCGGCAACTGCGGCTGGGGTGAGGGGAACGATTCATCGGCCGTCCCTCATCATCGCCGCGACACGCAGTGCGCGTTCTGGCGTGTCCTCTTTCGCCCATTTCGACAGAAGCATGTTCGCAGCAGCTTCCCTGAAACGGCCTTCTGCGATCATGCGGAGGGTGTTGACGAACTCAGCGAAGCCCTTCTCCCCGAGTTGGAAGCACATGCTCGTCATGGCAACCATCCGGGGGATATCGCCCTGCACGCGCTTCCATGCTGGCCAGTCGGCCATCGCATCGGTGAAGCGCTTCACGTCATTCTTGAGCAGCATCGAGCGCTCGGCTGGCGTCAGCGTCCAATCCATTATTGTGCTGCCGCGGCGGCTCGGATCATTTGCGAGCAGGATTGCGTTCTCTTCCGGCGTGATGCGTCCGCCTTTGCGCGGATCAATCAGGCGCCCGATGCCGATCGTCCAGTACCCGAGATGATCCTTATACGCGCGCGGCTTGTCGCCCTCCTCGATGCGAAGGTGCGCTTCGACCGCCTTGTCGAAAGCGGACATCTCCACTGGACTGGGTGTCGCCGGAGCGGCGCCGGTCTTGAACGTCGCCAAGGCTGCATCGAGCGAGGCGATGCGGTCTGGAGTGAAGCCACGCGCGTCCAGCCATGGGCGCACCACGTCGAAAACGATGCGGTTATCCGTCATCATGCACCTCCCGTCGGAAGAAACTTGTCGCCGATGCGGCGCAGCCACGCGAAGGCCTCGCCGGTCAGCATCCATTCAATCGCGGGCGTGCCGCTGAGCGCGATCAGGAAGGCGGCGAGGGGCTTGTTCAGCACGATCGCAACGACCGGGATCGTCTTCCCGTCGAGCGTCGGCGCGAGGAAATAGGCGAGCGCCATCGTGCCAACGAGCGCGATCATTGCCCAAAGGGCCGTGTCGATGCCGTCGGCCTTGCGCTTTCGGCTCTTCCAGAAGGAGAAGAGCAGCGCGAGGAATCCGCCCGCCAGAATGGCGCCGAGGAATTCATAAGGGTTCGGATCGCCGCGATTTACGGTGGCAACCGCGGTCAATCCGAAGGCGCCCAACAGGACAAAGGGCTCAAGGTTCATCAGTTCTTTCCCCCCGTCGAGAGCTGCTCCGTTCATGATTGCGTCTCCGCTTGCCCCGGCCATCCCGCCGAGACGTCGAGTTGGTCCAAGGTCTCGATATTCTGCGCCGCCTCGATCGCGACGATCAGGCCGCGGCGATAAGCCTCGATCTCCTGACCCAGCGGCTCCCACGCATTTGCCTGCGCGAGCACCAAAGCGACTGTGTCTTCGAACGAGGCGTTCGTCAGTTCCGCTTCGCGCTTGATCCATGGGAAATCAGCGGGATCTGCGCCCACCACCCACGCTCGCGCCTCCATTTCCTTCTTCAGATAGGTCATGGCTTGCCCCGTGCCGGGGGTGAGGTAGAGGCCGCGAATAGCTTCCGCTCGATCGTTCACCGCATCGACCAGCGCACGTTTCATCGGCGCGAGGTCGACGATCCATGCCTCTGCGACAGCGTCCCACTCGCACGGCGCGGCGGGCGGATCGGGCAGCGCCTCCCAGTCGGGAGCGCCATAGCCTTCTGGGTCGCCGGTGAGTACGACTGCCCCCGATGAGATATGTCGAAACGCCAGCATGTCAGGTCACCTGCATCAGCGTGACAAAGCCGGTCGCGCTGGAAATTGCGGTGCCGCCGGTCGATCGGTTGCCGACCATCTGCACCTCGTAGGATCCGTTCGGGGTCAGACCCGTTAGCGTGCCTCCCGGGCCAACCTGCCCGGGGGAGTTTTCGCCAGGTTCGCCGGGTAGGTCGGGCGACTTGATCGCGGAGCTCGTCGACGTGAATCCGGTATCGATCCACGTTCCGCTTCCGACGGCGCGATACTGCAGCTTGGCGGTGAGGGTCGCGGTGCCGTTCGACGCCGAATAGAAGCTCGCCAGCGCTCCGAGGCGCAGCTTGCCGGTCGACGAGGCCGGGAGAACGGTACTCGGTCCGGATGCGGCATAGCTGCCGCTGCCCCACCATGAGGTCGAGGTGAAATTGATCGACACCGAGCCGCCCGACGCAGGGTCGCGCTGGCGGCTAAAGCTCATTTTCCCTTCGACGACCTGGCTGTCGGATGCGGTAAAGCGCCACTGGACGAAGCCCGCATCGCCCGAGACCGTATCAATGGTGAAACCGCCTGAGATTGCCGTTGCGGTGCAGCCCGAGACGCTGAGAATCGTCACCGTGCCGCTGATTGGCGAGCCCGCCTTGGTGCCGGCAACGGCCACATTGAAAGGCAACTGCCCGGTCTTCACGACACCATCCGCATCGGCGGTGAATTGCGTGCTGGCCGGGCTGGCAACTGCCGACACCGGGCTCGTCCCCGGCGCGCCGTCAGACCCATTCGCGCCATTCGCAGCGAGAATTTGCGGCGTCGACCATTCACCGGTCGCGATCGTGTCCGTCGTCCCCGTGCCTAGCGCGGTCGCGGTGATGATATAGACCGGGTTGCCGTCGTTCGCGGGAACGCTTTGCGTCCAGCCCGACAACGTGCCCGAAAGCAGGCCGGTGGAGAATGTGTAGGTCAGCGTCGACGCGGGGACCGCTGGCGCGCTCGCGGCGCGCTTGTAGAGGAACACCGGCGCGCCGTTGAGGCCTGCACCGTCTTTGAGGACGGGTGAGGTGAACTCGGCGGCCGCGATGCTGTCGGTCGTTGCAGCAGCTGATGCCGTCGCCGCGATGACCCAGAGCGGGTTGCCGTTCGCAGCCGGGATCGCCTGCGACCATCCGTTAAGCGTACCGCCAGACAGCACGCCCGTGGTGAAGGTATAGGTGAAGGTTCCCGACGGTGCCGCCGGCGCTGTCGCGCCGCGCTGATAGAGATAGACGACCGCGTTGCTGAGGCCGTTGGTCCCATTGGTCCCGTTCGTGCCATTGGCTCCGGGAGGTCCATCGTGCCGCACGGGCGAGGACCATGTCTCGCCGACGACCAGCGTGCCGTCGAGCTCCTGCTTCGCCTTCGACATCCACAGCGGGTCGCTTCCCGCGGGCGGGTCGTCGCTCCATCCAGCCGGGATGCCATTGCCGGTAGGGGCAGCGGGCTGGGTAGGGTTCCGCTTCCAGACGAACTCGATCAGCTTGCCGTCGTCGCCATCGATGCCGTCATTCCCGTCGAGCCCGGGCTGCCCCTCGACCAGCACGGGGGTGTTCCATGTCCAATTGCTCGTCGGACTGGCTCGATTGCCGAAGCTGCTGAAAAGCGGGTTGCTGCTGGCCGGGACGGCCGCAACATTGGTGTACCAGCCCGCCGGCGTCGACAAGCCGGCGCCCGGCGTCGCGGGCTGCGTCGCGCTGCGGCGGAATATCACATCGACCGAGGATCCCGGCGCGCCATCGGCGCCGTCGCTGCCGTCGGTCCCGTTGGTGAACGCGAGCGCCGGCGTCGACCAGGTGCCGAAGCCAACCGAGCCTCCCGTTCCCTGCTTCGTCGCGACCGCAACGCTTACCCAGACAGGGTCGGTACCGCTCGGGACGCCGGTCGACCATCCCGCGGGGGCCGTGGTGGCCTGCGTCGAGAAGTTGAAGCTGCCGCCGGTCGGTGTCGCCGGCGCGCTGACAGCGCGCTTGTAGACGTACTTCTCGACGATCGAGAGACCGTCTGCGCCGCTCGTTGCGTCGCTGCCGTCCTCGCCGCGGATGCGGGTCCACTGATAATCGGTGTAAATTTCGCTCTTGACCGGCGAACCGCGGTTGTACGCGACGCCGATATAGAGGCGGCCGTTCGCGTCGCCCGTCGTGAAATCGTCCGAGCCATCGGCGCTGTTCGAAAAAGCGATCCATGTGTAGGACGCGATCGGCGTGCCAGCGACGATATCGGCGATATTGCCTTGCAGCGCGTCGATGGCAGCCTGAATTTTCGTCAGCTCGGCATTCACCTGCTCCGCATTGGCGCGGGTGAAGGGCGAGAGCGCGCTGCGGTTATAGAGGCCGCTCATCGCTGCATCTTTCGCGGCGAGTGATAGACCGTGTACGCTTGCAGGATATGCGCCTCCTCAAGCTCGTCGCTGTCGGCCGCGATGATGAAGCTGACGTTGAGCCCGGCCCCGTCGATATCGGCGATGGCCTGGCTCTCGACCGGCGAGGACCAATAGAACTCGTCCCAGAGCGCGATGTCCCAGTCGCCACCGCCGCCCGCGACGATGAAATCGATGCCGTCGCCGGCGCCCTGCACCGTGAAATCCCGCTTGCCCGCGATCGGCTGCGACCCGTCGCCGTAGTTGAACTGCGCCGTCACGCCGATGCGCGCCGTCGGCGGCGCCTGCATCTCCACGATCATGCTGTGGATGCGGTCCTCGCGCCGCGGCGAGCCGAGGCTGTTGAAGGGCGTCATGATGAAGCCCTTGATGCCGACGCCGTCCTGCGACGTGCCGCTGTCGATGCGATAGACAAACCCGTCATCGGCCCCGATGAAGATGCCCTCGGTGCCGTCGTTCATCTCGCACGCGCCGGCGCAGTAGGGCTGCATCCCAAGGCTGAACGGAATGAACTCGGGGTTCTTGCCCCCCATGTATACGGCCATGCCGGTGCGATCGGACCAGATCAGCCGATACTGGCCCTTGGTGCGCGACACATAGCTGAGCACGGGCACGGCGCCGCTCTTGCGCTTCGACTTGAAATAGGGCTCGACGAGTAATGAGAGGGTGCCGGTCTTGAAGTTGCCGAACGCCTGCGTCGCCGCCAGGCTGCGCATCCCGCGGCGATCGATATAGACGGTCTGGCCGATGCGCTGCGCCGTGTCAGGCTCGGCGCCGGCTTCCTCGGTGAGCTCTTCGAGCTTGAAGGTGTCGCTGTCCGTGCCGGTGAAGATGCCGATCTTCTGCTGCCCGAACAGAACGACGGCGGTCTCGGCCGCCTGGATGACGTCCGTGACCTCGGTGCCGAAGCCCAGCTCGGACGCGTCGGTGACGACGTCCCAGATCAGCGGTTCGCCGATGCTGCTGATCTGCACCGAACCGCCGGGATAGACGAGACCCAGATGGTTCGCGATCTCGAAGACGCGCGTGGGGCGATCGTCCGGCATCCCGGTGCTGATCGGTGTATAGACGGTGCCGTCGAACTCGAAGCCCTGCCCAGCGCCGGAGACGCCATAAATCGCGTAGCGGTCCGCCGACCCGTAGAAATTGTGGCCGATGGTGCGATATTTTCCGCCCGGCGCGATGGCGGTCGCTTCGATACCGGTGAGCGTGACGACGGAATCGGTGCCGCGCTTGAGCACCTCCGCCGTCATCGTGCCGCTCGTCACCTCGAGCATCAGATAGCCGGCGGCGTCGGTGCCCCAGTCGCCGCTGTTGCGCACGACGCGATTGACGGTGGCGGTCGCGCCAGATGTGCCGCCGGTAAGCTCCTCGCCCTCGATGACCTCGAGCAGCCCCGTTGTGAATGGCGCGATCCAGCCGAGCGGGACTTGGGCCCAGCCATAGCTGGTCGCCTTCCACAGCACCGCCGCATCGCCGCCGACATTGTCGCGGATGGCATAAATCGTGCCTGCAAGACCGAAGACCCCGCGCGTCGGACCGCTACCCGGCGGCTTCTGGATCAGGGAGCGCCGATAAGACTGCGCTGCCTTGAGATAGGTCTGCCGCGCAGCCTCTGTCGGGGCGCTGTCCTCTGTCGATGGCCCTGCGGCCAGCGCGCGCGAGGTGCCCCCGACCTCGATTTCCTCATTGTCCTCGAAAGTTCCGACGACGTTGGCGAGGACGAGCGTGCCGGCGGCGCTGCCGTGCGCCCATGATCCCGTGAAATCCACCGGTTCCAGAATGACGCGCGCCGTGGCGCCGGACGTCACGCCGAGGATATCGGCGCCAGAATTGATCGCGATCGTGCCGTTGTCGAACGGAAGCAGCCAGAAGGATGCTTCGGACGGCGCCCCGCGGCCGTCGAAGCGCTCATATCCGTCGACGCGGCCATAGCCCTCTGCGAGAGGCTCGTAATTCATTCCGGCGATTACGCGCGAAGGCGGTACTGCGAGCGCGGCGCTTACCAGGTCGAGGCCGCCGGCAAACGCATAGGTGGAGGGTTCCTGCGCCATGCGATCACGGTTCCAGATAGTCGTCGCGGTCGTTGACCATGTCGCGGAAGCGCGCAGCGAACTTGGTCTGCGCGTCGGCGAGGCTAAACGCCGCCTCATCGTGGCCGCTGAGCAGCATCAGCGCGCGCCAGACGATCGTTCCGTGATGCTCCTCGGGACAGATCGGCACATCGTCGTCAGCGGCGAGCACCTGCGGCTTGCACCAATAGGCGAGCCGGATCTTGTAGGCCTTGTCGGGTTTCGGCCCGATGCACAGCTTGCGATCGGGCGAGACCGTGAAATAGGTGGGGCGATTGGCGTCATGGACGCCGAAATCATAGATCCGCGACCAGTTATCGAACGGCAGCCAGAAGAGCTCGGTCTCCTCCTGCTGTCCGATCGCGGGATCATAGATCGAGAATGACGCACGGCGGCCGTACTCGCCGCCGCGTTCCCAGCGCGCATGGTCGGTGATGGGAACGGCAAAGTCGGTCGCGGCATAGGTCGCCTGCGCCGGAATAAGGTCGCGCGTCGCGCTGCGCCGCATCCACGGCCAATCGGTGCGCGCGCCCTGAATAAGCCGCCACGCCTCCATGACGTGGCCCACAATCTTTTCCTGCCGCCCCTTGGCGCCAACGACCGTCGAGAGGCGGGAGGCCTGATGGACCGTCCCGCTCTCCCTTTCGGTGTCGTTCACAAGCTCAAGGAACGTGCTCATGGATCAGGCAGCGGCCGCCACCGGCTCCGGCTCGGCATGCGCATCGAAGCTGTCGGTGCGCTTGTGCCACGCGGCGACCTCCTCGTCGCTAGGCAGTCGGTGCGTCGTGAACGAATAGCTGGGCTGTTCGACCCATTCGCGCAGCGGCATCTGGGTGACCGGGTTGATCTCGCCGGTTTCGCGCGAGATCTTCTCGACGGCGTTTTCGAGCGCCAGGTAGAAGCGGTACGGGATCGACACGCGCTGCGCGCGCTGGATGATGATGACCTCGCCGTTGACAGCGATCTGGACGTCGCGCGCGCGCGTCTTGTCGCTGGTCTCGTTGACGGTCACCTCGACCTTCGGATCGTACCGATAGTGCTGGCCCGCGATGCCGCCCGGGATCGCGCCGTCCGGCGTCGGCGCGACATCGATCGCCTTTGCCCGCGGTGCGGCGAAGTTCACCGATTCCGGAGGCAGCTCGATCTCGGTGATTTCATCGCCGGCGACGGCCTTGATCCGAGCAATATAGTAGGAACTGCTCTGGCCGACCGGCTTGATGCCATCGAGGTTGAGGACGGCTTCGCAATAATAGCGAAGCTGCGCGTTGCTCGCGTCGTCGAGCTTGACCTTGATCAGGTCGCTCATGCGCCGTCTCCCTGCTTCGCAGCCTCACGGGCGGCGATTTCCGCGTCGATCGCCTTTTTCACGCCGCTGCGCGGTACTTCGCGATCGACTTCGGCGGCCTTGACGAGCGCCAGCTGCTCGCCCGTCAGGTCGGCAAGGCGCGCAGTAACGGTGGCGACATTGCCGTCGATGACGGCGTCGGCGTCAAAGGCGGGAGAGGGATCAGCGCCGGGAGCCCCCGACTGATCCTCACTCCCGCCCGCGCTCGCGTCCGATCCGCCCCCCAGCGTTTCGTCGGGCGCTTCCTCGGCGGGCGGCTCGTCGCCATCCGCCTTGGTCTCGTTATCCTGTTCGTCGGTCGGTTCCTCGGCCGCTTCCTCGGCCACGGGCTCGTCGGCCGCTTCGTCGTCGATCAGTTCGACGCGATAGCCGGCGCCCACGACGACGTCGTAGAAGGGCTGCGGCAGGGTGACGACGGTGTTGTAGGGGATGACGGCCTGCACGCCCTCGACGGTGGGGCGGGGCTGCGTCGTGACACCTTCGCCGAGCACCTTGAAGGTGAGGGCGGTTGTGCCTTTGAATTTCGCCAGAATGTGGTCAAACATGGGGGGTCTCCCGCACGCGAGTTGAAACCCGCCCCGGCTC